GCCGACCTGGTGCGCGTGGCCCCAGCGCCGAAGCGCCGCCGCGCGGGGGGCGCGCCATGAGCCTGCGACTGTCGAGTGTGCAGATGGCGCAGCTGGGGCGGCTGTACCGCGCCGCGCAGACGGCGACCGACCCGGAGCGGACGGGCGTGGGCCGCCTTGCGCTGCAGGAGTTTGAGCGCGCCGGCGCGATCCGCATTACTGGCGAGGGCAAGGGCCGGCGCGTGATTTTCACAGCGCTTGGGCTGCAGGCCCTGAGCGACGGTGCTGGGAAGGTCAATTCATGAGCCGGCGCCCGTCACGCCCCGATCTGCAGGACGCACTCGTCGAGTTGAAACGCGAACGCCGCACCCGCGACCACGTCTATTGTGCGGTGGGTGTGCGGCAGCAAGCGCTGTTTGTGCGCACATGACCACACGCGACGAAAACACGTTTGAGATGATCGCACTTGGTTTGTCGGAGTGCGATCTGTCGCCGCCGCACCGGACAGCGCGCTGGCCGCTCGATAGGGGGGCTGCCGTTTCGGTTGCGCAAGCCCAAGTGCACGGCCGACAGCGGGCCTATCGCAGCGCAAAAGCGCGCGCCGGTGCGGCGACGTCCCTGCTGTGGGGCGATTTGGCGTGAGCGTCCAGGCGATCACCTGGGCGTTGGCCGCCGAAGTGCGCAGCGCTACTCACAAGGCAGTGCTTCTTGTGCTGGCGAACTATGCCGACGATCGCGGCATGTGCTGGCCGGCGCAGTCGACGCTGGCGCGCGAGGCGTGCTGTAGTGCGCGCACCGTCAGGCGGGTGCTGGATGACCTCGAGGAGGACGCTTTTATCGCGCGCCATGCGCGCCGCCGGCGCGACGGGGCGCAATCGTCCGACCACTATGTTCTGGCGTTGGGGGCGGCCCAAGCGGCTCAAGCCGAAGGCGGGACCGAGCCCAAAACACCCTCAAAAGAGCGCGCCAAAGAACAGGGGGCCAAATTGACCAGCGGTCAGATTGACCAGCGGTCAGATTGTCCTACTAGGCCGGCGGCCATCCTGACCGGTGGCCAAATTGACCAGCGGTCAGATTGTCCGGGGGCCCCGGTCAAATTGGCCGCCCTCGTTCGCCCCCCTATGGGGGGCTCACTAGAACCAACCATTGAACCATTGCCTGCGGCTGCTGCTGCTGCGCGCGAGCCGGCGGCCGAGCGGTGCGCCGACTGGCGTGGCGCGGTGGAGGCCTGCTTCGCTGCGGCGGGGCCTGGTCTAGCCGAGCGCACGAAGACCGCCTCACTGGCGACGAGCGCCGCGCGGATCGAGGTGTGGCTGCGCGCCGGGTGTGACCTCGAGGCCGACATCGTGCCGGTGATCGCCGCGCAGACCGCCAAGCCGCGGGCGCGGCCGGTGCAGAGCTGGGGCGTGTTCGAGCCTGACGTGCTCGCCGCCCGGGATCGCCGCCTGGCGCCGCTGCGCCGCCATCCCGATCCATCGCTCACGGATTTGTCTTCACAGGAGCCAGCCCATGACCGCGCTTACGCCCCCACCGCCAAGCCAATCGGCCTTGCCGCCCATGTCGCCGACGCCGCCGCCGTTCGGCGTCGCGGCGCGCTGCGCGCTCTTCACGAGCTTGGCGAGCTGGCGGATGGGCCAACGCCTGCCAACGGAAGCGACGTTGTTAGCCCTCGAGGCTGAGGAGCGCACGCTGGCCATGATGATGCTGCGGGCGCCTGCAGCCCGCACCATCGCGCTGCTTGAGACCCTGTTCGAGCTGTACGGCGACAGCGGCCTGCCTGCCGGTGATGAGGCTGCGGCGACACGCTTCTGGCGCGCCTGGATCGAGGACACGCAGACGATCCCGCTGGAGTGCCTCGAGGAGGCGGTGCGCCAGTGGCGGCAATCGGCGGCGCGGCGGAGGCCGGCGACGGCCGGGCAATTGCTGGCGCCGGTGCGCGAGGAGATCGCCGCACGGGCCGCGCACCAGCAGAAGTTGCGGTTGGCATTGGCGCAGCGGCGCAATGTGCGCCCGAGTGAGGCTGACGATGAGGCTGATCGCGTGACGCCCGAGCAGCGCGCGCGGATTGCCGCCGAGCTTCGCGACACCGCGCGGCAACTGCGCGCTGCTGCTGCAGCGCAGATTGCCAATGGCAAGCGGGGGCGGCCATGAGTGCGCGGCGATCGACCGGCTGGCAATCGGCCCAGCATGTGCGCGCTGCGCTGGACGCGCTGAGCCGTCAGCGGCGCAACAAGTATGGCGCGAAGCCGGTGATGATCGACGGCGTGATGTATCACAGTGAGGGCGAGTATCGGCGCTGGTGCGAGCTCGTGGCGCTGCAGCAGTCTGGCTCGATCTCAAACCTGGCGCGCCAGGTGCGTGTCGAGCTGGTGGCTTATGGCCTCAATCACGAGCCGGCGCGTTTAGGGCGCAAGGGGCGCTACTACATTGCCGACTTCGCCTATGAGACCCCGCACGGCTACCAGCTCGAGGATTATAAGGGCTTTGACACGCCCATGAGCCAGCTGAAGCGCGAGATGGTCGAGGCCCAGACCGGCCGGCCGGTGCTGCTCACCCGGAACGTGGGGCGGCGGTCGCGCGGGGATGTCAGCACGGGCGTGTCGGCGGCTTTGATCCGCCGCGCCGCGCCGCGATCGAATACCAAGCGCGACACCGAAGGAGAGGGCTGATGGCCTGGCGACGCAAGCGCGCGGGACGGCCGCGCAAGGATGGCCCGCGCCACCCCAGCGGGCAGCTGCGGCGCGAGAATATCAAGCCGCCCGATGAAGTGCTGCAGCGCCGGGCGCGCTATGGGCGGGCGCAAGCTGAGACCGATTGGATCATCGACCAATGGTGGGCCGACGGAGCGCTGGCGCAGCGCGAGCGAGAAGCGGCGCAGCGGCTGAACGCCCTGGTGCGCGCCCGCCAAGCGCGGATTGGCGCGCCGCGGGCCACTGCGATGGCCTTTCATGACGCGCGCGGCCCCAGCTGCTTTGCGCACATCGACACCAGTCGGGCGCAAGAGCTGGCGCTGCGGGCCTCGCTGCAGGCGCTGCGCGGCCTTGATACATCAGGGGCGGCGTCGCGGGCGACGGTGGATGCGGTGGTGTATAACCGCGTCGCGCCGGTGGCGCTGGTGCGCGTCGGGCTGCAGGCGGTGGCCGCGGCGCTGGCGAAACCGCTTTCGCCCAGCGCCCCCTTGACCGGCGGCCCAAAACACGACAGGACTTCATGAAATGCAGGCTGAGCGTTGTGCGCGCAGGCTTTGAGTTGCGCGCCGCCGCCTGCAGTCCTTTCCAGTTTTGCCGACAGTTGGTTTTGCCTGGAGGTCGCCATGAGCGAACCGCAGCGCTTTCTCAAGCCCGTGACGCCGCCGGCGCGCCCGCCAGGCGCGCCTCAAACACCGCCGCCTGCCGTGCAGACGACGCAGGCGACGTTTGAGGCGCACGAAAGCCCGCGCTTGAACAAGGCCGAGACGCACATTCACCGCAGCGGATTTTGGCGCGGCGTGCTGTACGGCGCGATTGGCGGTTTGGTGTTTGCGGCTGGCTATCATCTGATTGTGGTGACGGCCGACGCTATTAATCGGCAATGGATTTATGAACGCGGGCGCGGCGACGGCCTGCGCAGCGCCGACCCCAACGGCGGCGCGGCGCTGACCGGCTTGCCGGTGCGGCCGGTGGCCTTCGCCGATGCGGTGGCGCGCGATCCCAATCCTGATGCGGATGCGGGCTACCAGCGCAACGCGCAGCGGCGCTTTGTGCGGGAGGCGCGCTGATGCCCGCGCTGTCGGCGCTTCGCCGCGTTGGCACGATCGCGGCGCAACAAGCCAATGCAGTAGCGATCACCGGCGGATCTATTGCCGGGATAAGCGATCTGGCGGTGGCTGACGGCGGCACGGGCGCAAGCACACAGGCTGGTGCGCAGGCTAATCTGGGCCTTGGCACTGCGGCGACGGTGAATACCGGCACAAGCGGCGCCACGATACCGCTGTTGAATGGGGTTAATACGTGGACGGCGGCGCAGACGTTTGACGGCGTGGCCGCGGTGTTCCGTTTGGGTGGCGTTATCAAGGGCTACACCGCGATTGGGACGTTGGTGGATGGCGGCTCTGGCACAGACATGGTTGTGCGGGGTGAGGACGGCATATCGTTTTCAATCGGCGGGTCACGGTTTGCGCGCTTAACCAATTCAACCTTTGCGATCACTCCCGGCGTCACAATTGCAGGCAACACCGTCTACCACGCCGGCAACCTCCCTGGCACGGCAATTACGTGGACGGCGGCGCAGACGTTTGACAATTCAGGCACGAGTAGCTTTGTCACTCACGATGCCGCTGGTCGTGCTTTTGCAGTGCGCCCAGCAGGCGCGGGATCAACCGGCATTATTCAATTCACCAACCACGCAATGTCGGTGCAATGGGGGGCGATTGAGACGAAGTCTAGCGGTTTTAACTTTGTCACTAGCGGTACTGTGCTGGCAAATGGACGCGCGCTAGCTCGCGTCAATTCGGGGACCGGCGCTAATTCGGGGCTGATCAGCTGGGGCACGGCGGCGCCGGGCAGCTTGGCTGAGGGCGAGATCTATCTGCGGCATGCGGCATGAGCACGGGCGTCACGGTCGGTACGTCTGGCGGCTCTAAGGCGCTCACGGCGGCGTCTGTCGGGACGGCAAGCGGCGCCAAGGCGGTGACCGAGATTTATGTCGGCACAGTGAGCGGCGCGCGCCTGGTGTGGACGAGCATGGAGGTGACGGCTGGCAATGTGAGCGGCGCTCGCACAGGCGTTGGTTTTGTCGCCTCGAGCGCAGCGACGGCGACTGTGACCGGCGGGGCGGGGCCGTTTACGTATTTGTGGGAGCAGGTCAACGGTGATGCGTTCACGATCACGTCGCCGACAGCGGCCAGCACCACCTTTAGCGACAGTTTTGGGCCCGCCGATGTGCCAGGCGCCCGCGCTGGTGATTATCGCTGCACGGTGACGGACACGGCGACGGGGTACACGGCGACGGCGACGATTACGGTGTCGTTGAGCGCGTCGTGAGGATGATCTGATGGCAAAGGGCAAAACCCGCAGGCCGGCGACAACGAAGAAGGCGACCGCACAGCCGGTAAAGCGATCCGTGCGCAAGCGCGCGCCATCGGGCGGGCCGCAGGCGCAGGCGCGCCGCGAGGGCCGCCCGCCGACCTATCACGAGACTTTTGTCAAACGCGCCTACAAGTTGGCGCTGCTTGGCATGGTCGATGACGAGATCGCCGAGCAGTTCGAGCTTACGCCGCGCGCCTTCCAGGCGTGGAAGGTCAAGCATCCCAAGTTTAAGCAGGCCCTCATTGACGGACGCGAGGAGGCTGACGCCGACGTGGCGCAGAGCCTTTATCGGCGGGCGGTCGGCGGGATGATCATCAAGCGCGAATATGTGAGCGACCCGGACAAGCCGGATGCGGCGCGGGTGCTGAAGATAACCGAGCAGGAGGTGCCGGGCGATTTGAGCGCGGCGAAGCTGTGGATGCACAATCGTCAGCGCCCGCGCGGCCGGTGGAGCAGCAACCCCGATGAAAGCACAGGCGCAGCCATCGGCGCGGGCTTCGGCGCGATCCTTGCCAGCCTCGACGGCGCCACGCGCGGTCTCACCGCGCCGATCGAAACAGGCGACGACGCAGACGACGACTAAGGCGGACGACGAATCGCGCGCGGCGGCGGAGCTCGCCGCGCGCTTGGCCGATCGGGCGTGGCGTCTCGACAATCTGTACACGGTGGAGACCAAGAGCGGCCAGGTGGCGCCGTTTGTGATGAACCGAGCGCAGCGGCGGCTGTTGGCGGCGGCGCACAGCCGCAACATCATCCCAAAGGCGCGCCAGCTTGGGTTCACGACGTTTATTCTGTTGCTGATGCTGGATGCGTGTCTGTTCAACAGCAACACGCGCTGCGCGGTGATTGCGCACGACAAGGACAGCGCGGGCGAGTTGTTCGAGCAGCGGGTGCGCCAGGTCTATGAACGCCTGCCAGCCTGGCTGCGGGCGGCCGTGCCGGCGCGGAAAGACCAGGCCAAGCAGCTCGACTTTGCCAACGGGTCGCAGATCCGGGTGACGACGTCGGCGCGGTCTGGGACGGTACAGTGGTTGTTGGTGAGTGAGCACGGCAAGATCTGCGCGAAGTATCCGAAGAAGGCGCAGGAGATCCGCACGGGCGCGATGCCGGCAGCCCCGTTGGATGCGACGGTGTTTGTGGAGAGCACGGGCGAGGGGCCCGACGGCGACTTTTACGAGTGGTGCATGGCTGCGTCGCGGCGCGCCGATACAAACCAGGCGTTGACGCCGCTGGATCTCAAGCTGCACTTTTTCCCGTGGCATGAGGATCCCGGCTATCGGCTGCCGGCGCAGTCGGTGCAGATCAGCGACGATCTGGGGAAGTATTTCAACGAGCTCGCCGAGAAGCACGGCGTGGTGCTCGATGCAGAGCAGCAGGCCTGGTACGCAAAGACCTGGGAGATCCAGCGCGACGATATGCTGAAGGAATACCCCTCAACATTTGAGGAGGTGTTTAAAACGGCGATCGAGGGCGCCTTCTTCACTTTGGAGATGCAGGCGCTGCGCCGCTCGGGCCGGCTCACCAGCGTGCCGTACGAAGCCCAGAATGGGCGCGTGCATCGGTTCTGGGACATCGGCGTGGATGATTACACGGCGGTCTGGTTTGTGCAGATCGTCGGGCGCGACATCCTGCTGATCGATTACAAAGAGTGGAGCCTGGTCGGGCTGCCGCAGGTGCTGAAGGACATGGATCGGCTGCGGGAGGAGCGCGGCTATCTGTTCGGCGTCGACGTGATGCCTCACGACATCGCGGTGACCGAGTGGGGGTCTGGTCATTCGCGCCTGGAAATGGCGCGCGCGGCGGGTCTGGACATCATTAAGGCGGAGAGCCCGCCTGGCGTGGTGGCGGAGCGTATCGGCATGATCCGCAACGTGTTTCCGCGGTTCAAGATCGACGCGGTGCGCTGTGCTTTGGGCGTAAAGCGCCTCGATGCGTATCGGCGAGAATGGGATGATCGGTTGGGCGTGTGGCTGCCGAAGCCGCGCCACGATGAGGCGAGCCACGGCGCGAGCGCGCTGGGGATCGGCATACAGAAGCTGGAGATGCTGCCGAGTGCGGCAGGCGAGGGCGCAAGCGGCTTTATGGCGGCCTATACGCCGCCGCGGCGCGCGAGCTGAAACACGGATGGCCAAATGAGCATGGCTGACGATATGAGCGCTTATGACAGCGCCTACGATCCCGAAGCGGGCGAAGGCGGCGCGGGCGGCTATGCCGACGCGGCGTGGGACGATCCGAGCCTCTGGGACGCCGCCGACGACGACGACGTCCGCGAGACCGCCGTGGCGCAGCTCGACGCCGCGATCGCCTGGCAGGACACGCAGGACCTCGAGCGCAAGGACAATTTGGATCGCTGGCTGGGGCTGCCGTATGGCACCGAGCGCGCTGACTATTGCAAGGCGGTGGATCGCACCGCGATGGAAACAGTGGGGTGGATCCTGCCGGCGCTGCTCGAGATTTTTCACGGCAGCGACGAGACCGGCCAATTTGAGCCGAGCGCCGAGAGTGACGTCGACGCGGCCGAGCAGGCCACCGACCTGGTCAATTACGTATATGCGCGCGATAATCCTGGATTTCTTGTGTCTGCGACGGTGTTGCAGGACGCGCTAATCGAGGGCCTGGGCACCTGGAAAGTGGAATGGGACGACGCCGAAGCGGTGACGGTAACAACGCATACCGGGCTGTCGATGGAGCAGGCGCAGGCGCTGGTGCAGCAGGAGGGCGTCGAGCTGTTGGCGGGCCGCGTGCGCGTGGAGGCTTCGCCGATCACTGCGCAATCGATTGAGGCGATGGCGCAGGCGAGCGGGGACCCGATGCTAATGCAGGCGCTGCTGCCGCCGCCGCGCCAGGTGATGGATATGCGCATTCGCCGGCGCAAAAAGCGCGATCGTGTACGTGTCGAAGCGGTGCCGAATAGCGAGTACGGATATGAGCCCGGCGCGCGGAATGCAGCCGACGCCAACTTTCACTATCACCGGCGGCTGATGCCGCGCGCTGACCTCGTGGCGCTGGGGTACGATGACCAGGTGATTGCGGACTTGCAAGCCGAAGCCAGCGGCAAGCTGGATCCGTGGCGCACGCACACCGAGACATTTTCTGATGCGATCGCGCCGTCGATGCAGCATGAAAGCATGGAGCTGCTGGCTTATTATGAGTGCTATCTGCGCGCTGATTGCGACGGCGACGGCATTGCAGAGTGGCGCAAGGTGTGCCTGGCCGGGACGGGTAAAGAGCTGCTGCACCAGGAGATGATCGACAAGCCGCCTTTTGTGCCGGTGTCGCCGATCCTGCTGTCGCATCACCTCGAGGGTCTGGCGGTGGTGGACCTGGTCAAGGATTTGCAGGCGATCCGCACCGATATTCTTCGGCTGATGGTGGACGGCCTTTTTGACACGACGGTGCCGAGATTTAAGGTGTTGCATTCCGCCAAAAAGCAAACCTGGGAAGCGCTGCTGTCGCCGGCGACGGGCCGGCCGATTCCGGTGACGACCATGGACGAGGTCGAGGCGTTTCAGCCGCCCTGGTCGGGCGCGCAGGCGCTGCCGCTGATGGAATGGCTGGAGCGACAGCGAGAGCAGCGCACCGGCGTGTCGACAACTTCGACGGGCGCCTCGCCTGATTTGTTGCAGAACCAAACGGCGGCGGCGGTTAATCAGCTGATGACCGCGGCGCAGCAGAAGATTGGGTTGATCGCGCGGGTGATGGCCGAGACCGGCTACAAGCCCTTGTTTATGCGCATTCTCGAGCTGCTGGTGCAGCATCAGGACAAACCGCGCACGCTGCGTTTGCGCAACCGATGGGTGGCGATGGAGCCGGCGAGCTGGGATGCGTCAATGGATTATGTGCCCAATGTCGGATTGGGCACGGGTGACAAAACCAAGGTGCGCCAGGCGCTTATGGATATGCTGGCGATCCAGCGCGAGGCGCTGCAGGCCGGCGCGCCGATCGCGACCTGGAAACAAGTCTACAACACGCTAAAAGAGCTCACGCGCGCGTCCAATTTGCCGAGCGTCGAGCCTTACTTTGTCGATCCGTCGACTGAGGGGCAGCAGCAGCAGCCAGCCGGGCCGCCGGATCCGATGGCGGACCCTGCGGTGGCGGGGCTTGTGGCGGGCGAGCAGGTGAAGGCTGACAGCGCGCTGCGCCGGGAGTTGATCGAGGACGCCTACAAGCGCGACAAGATGTGGGTCGATTTGGCGATCGAGGGCATTAAGTCGGGCTTTGCGCCGCCGTGGCAGGATCTGTTGGCGCTGGTGTCGCAACCGCCTGCGCTGATGCAGGCGCCGCCAGCTGATGCTGCAAGCGGCGCGGCGCCGATCGGCATGCCTAGTGAAATGCCTCAGGACGCGCCGCAAGCGCCGCCGATGCCAAATAGCACGCCCATGCTGGGGCCCATGCTGGGGCCAACGCCGGCGCCGTTGGGAGGGCTGTGATGGATAGCTGGTTCAGCCGTTTGGCGACCTGGTGCGCAGCTGTGCGCGCAAGCGTGTGGCCGCAGGTGGACGCAGCGCGCCCTGATGAGGATGAGGCCAAAAGCGCTTTTGCTAAGAGGCTGGCGCGAACTGCGCCGCTGCCGAAGAAGGAGGAGCCGCCGCCGGATCTTGAGCCGCGTGTGCGTGCCGCTTTTGCACGGGAGGCGCAGGCGCTGTTAAGCGCGCCCGCCTTTGCAGAGGCGCACGATCGCCTTCTGCGCACCTATATGCAGGCCTGGCTCAATACCCCAGGCGGCGCAGTGGCGGAGCGCGAGCGCCTGTATGCGTACGCGCAGGCTGCGCGTGCGGTGCAGTCGGAGTTGGTCGCTATGATGGCGGCGGCGCCTGCGCAGACAGATGAGCAGCGGCCGGGCCGTCTGGCGTCGTCGCGATAATCACAACGGAGAACGTGCATGATGAATGGTGGTGCGCCCAGCGCGCCGGCCGCGCCTGCGGCAAGCGCGAGCGACGGCGGTCTGTCATTGGAAGCCGCGGCGGCCGAGATTGGCGCGCTAAGCGACGATTACGGCGACGACGAGAGCGGCCAGCCGCGCGACGATCGCGGGCGTTACGCGCGCCGTGAGACCGCGCAAGAGGGCGACGAAGGCGACGCCGATCGCGAGTTTGATCTCGACACAGACGCCGATCCCGACGCGCTCGAGGCCGATGACGCAGACGGCGAGGAGGTCGAAGCTGAGGCCGAGCCGGTTTTCAAGGTGGTGGTCGACGGCGAGGAGCGCGAGGTTACGCAGAGCGAGTTGGTGAAAGGCTATTCGCTCGGCGAAGCCGCCTACAAGCGCATGTCGGAAGCCGCGCAGGTGCGCAAGCAGGCAGACGAATATGCGCGCCAGGCCACCGTTGAGCGCCAAGCCTATACGCAGCTGTTGCATAATGTGGGCGCGTTCCTGGAGAGCCAAGCGCCGAGCGCGCAGATGATCGAGCAGATGATGCTGCAGGATCCGGTGGAGGGCTATCGGGCGCGCGAGGTGCGCGATCAGATCCTTTCTAAGGCGGCGGAATTTCGGCACGGCTTTGAGGCCATGACCAGGGCCGCCGCCGCCTATGAACAAAGACAGTTGCAAGAAGAATTGAAGGCGGCGCAGGCGCAGCTACCAGTGGTAGTTCCTGAGTGGAAAGATTCCGCGCGCGCCCAGAAGGAGCTGCCTGAAATCTATACATTCATGGTGCGCGAGGGCTTCCAGCACGAGGAGCTGGCGCGCATTACTGACGCGCGTGCGATGAAAATCGCGCGCAAAGCCTGGCTGTTTGATCGCCTGCAAGCGAAGGGCAAGATGCCCGTCGCCCAGGCCCAAGGCAGACCGGGGCCCGACGGCGCCAGGCAGGCGCAACCGCAGCGACCGGGGAAGCCGGCGCCGCGCAGCCTGCCGCCGGGCAGCCGCGCACAACCCAGCAAGAGCCGCGCCGCGCAGGCCATCGCCGATCGCGCGCGCGCCACCGGCTCCCTGGAGGATGTGGCGGCGTGGATCGGCGTCGACTGACCCCTAAACCTTGAGAGGAGAACGCCATGCCTGTTCCGGCTGGTACATTTTCGACGGGCCGCGCGGTGGGCAACCGCGAGGACCTGCAAGACAAGATCTATCGCATCACCCCCACCGATACGCCGTTTCAGATGCTGTGCGGTACGACGCAGGCAAAAGGCGTTCTGCACGAGTGGCAGACCGACGCGCTTGCGGCGCAGGACAATGACAACGCAGTGCTTGAGGGCGACACGCCGGCGATCACGCTCATGGCGCCTACTGCGCGGGTGCAGAACTACTGTCAAATCTCGCGCAAGACTGGCGGCGTCTCGGGCACGCAGGAGGCCGTGGATAAGGCGGGCCGCGACAGCGACCTAAACTTGTTCAAGGCAAAAGCTGGTCTCGAGCTGCGCATCGACATGGAAGGGATTTTGTCTGGCCGCCAGCCGCAGAATGCCGGCGCTGTCGACGCCAACGGCATCCAAACTACAGCGCGCCGCACGCGCGGTTTCGAGCACTTTGTGACCAGCAACGTCAGCTATGGCACTAACGGCGCGAACGGCGCCAACGCGACGACAGCGCTTACCGATGGCACTCAGCGCGCGTTCAGCGAGACCGAGTTTCTGAACGTGTTGCAGGCTTGCTATGTATCGGGCGGCAAGCCGACCGACGCGCTGCTGGGCCCGTATGCCAAGCGCTTGGCGAGCGGCTTTACCGGCCGGTCTCAGGCCCGCGTGCAGGTGTCAGATGAGACCGTGCAACAAAGCGCGAGCGTATATGCGTCTGATTTTGGCGACATTCGCCTGCATCCGTCGCTGTATACGCGGGCGCGCACGGCGCTGATCGTCGACAAGCGTTACCTGAAAATCGCGTTTTTGCGACGCATGAAGACAAAGGACCTGCCGAGTTCGGGCGACAATGAGAGCTTCATGATGGTTACTGAATACGCGCTGCACATGGGCAACCAGGCGAGCTGCGGGAAGGTCGCTGACCTGACCACGGCGCCATAGGGGCTGGCTATGGTTCGTGGCGCACCGCCTGCCGATGTCGTTTTGGTCGAGATCGTGCGGGCGGGCGCGGTGCATGACGGCGCTGGTGGGACATTTCCCGTTGGCGCCGTTATCGCCGTCACGTTGGTGCAGGCGCAATCGCTGGCAGAAAACGGCTACGCGATTGGCGCGCGTACGCCAGCAGGCGCACGCTCAGACACAACACCCACAGAGACACCTGCCGCCGCGTCACGTGCGCGGCGCAAAAGCGCATAAGGGGCTGCCTGTGCATTTGTTGCATCGCAATCCGGTTACGGGAAAATCGACCTACTATGTCGAGACCGACGACAGTTATGTGATCTACACAGAGCAGGACGTTGAGCCGGTGCTCGACTTTTGTGTCGCCAAGGCCAGCGAGAAGCCTGGCGCTGCCTTTCGACACGCCGCCGAGATTCCGCTGGTGTTCGTTGACCAGGCCGCCGTCGAGGGCTGGCTGCACGATGAGAAGAAGTGGAAGCAGTGGCTAAATGATCGCGATCACTACCGCTTTCGCACATGGGAAGGGCGGCTATGACTATCGCCACATATAACGATCTCAAAAACGCCGTTACCGACGAGCTGCTGCGCGCTGGTGACGCGACTTTTGCCGCCCGATTGCCGCGCCTGATCGCGCAGGCCGAGCGCGGTATCGAGCGCGATCTGCGCTGCAAGGAGATGGAGCAGACCGTCACGCTGACGCTGACGGCAGGGAGCGCTGTGCCCACTGGCGGTATGCCGAGCAATCTGATGGAGGTGTGCGCCATCGAGTTGCTAACGGCGCCGCCGCAGCCGCTTGATGCGATGGAGCGAAAGGCGATGTCGCTGCGGTTTAGCGGCGCGCCTGCAGGCCGGCCTCAGGCGTATGTTGAATGGGGTGGCGGGCTGACCTTCGCACCAACGCCCGACGCTACATACCAGGCGCGCCTGGATTACTATGCGCGTCTTGCGCCGCTGTCGGACGCGGCGCCTACCAACACGGTGTTTACGCGCTATTGGGATCTGTATCTGTACGCGACGTTGCTCGCCTCTGCGCCTGGTCTGGCCGATGATGCGCGGATCAAAGTGTGGGGTGAGTTGTACGGCGCAGCGCTCACGAGCGCGCTCGAGCAGATCAATGGCGCCAATGTGCGCAGCGCGTACGCGCGCGCCACCGCTGGGCGCGCCTATGGCAAGCTGTCGTGACCGACTTTTCGGGCCGCGGCGAGGGCGGCCCGCTGCTGGCGCGGCTGCGCAATGAAATCAAGCAGGCCTTTGAGCGGCGTGATGCTGCGCCGCTGCGTCTGAACGCCTACCAACCGAGCACGCTGCCGCCGCCGGCGCGGTTGCGCGGTCATGTGGTTTTTATCGAAACGACGGCGCGCCCCGCTTACAGCGACGGCGCGGCCTGGCGTTACATGGATGGGAGCGCGGTTTAATGCCTGCAGTCGCATCGCCGCGCCTGCGCCTGGAAAAGCAGGCGACGGGCGAAAACACCAACACCTGGGGGGTGCGCCTGAACGACGGCGGCCTCGAGCTGATCGACCAAGCGATTGCTGGTGTAACAACAAAGGCTGTGACTGGCGCAGCGGCGCTGACCGCTACCAACTTCGCAGCCGACGAAGCGCGTAGCGCTGTGCTGCGGCTGACGGGCGACGGAGGCACGCTCACGATCCCGGCTGTGCAGAAGGTGTATCTGGTCGACAATGCCTGCACCGGCGCGGTGACGATCACTGCCGGCGCCGGCGCAGCGGTGGTGCAGCCGGGGGAAGTGGCGCCAATCTATTGCGACGGCGTCGTGGTGCGGCGCATCGGCATTCGCAATTTTGGCGACGCGGTGTTGAAGGCTGCGGCCGATCCCGTCGACGCCACCGACATCGCCAATCGCAGATGGGTTCTCGCGCAGATCGGCGCGGTGGCGCAGTCGCTCTGGCTGCCGCGCACCAGCGCGATCGTGGCGGCGGCAGGCGATCGCATCCTGGCCGACACCAGCGCCGGCGCTTGGACCCTTACGCTGCCGCCGACGCCGACCACGGGCATGGAAGTGCAGGTGATCGACGCGCGCGCGACATGGCACACCAACGCGCTGACGATCGCGCGCAACGGCGCGACGATCGCCGATCTCGCGGAGGATCTGATTTGCGATCTGCGCGCTGCGCGCGTGTCGTTGGTTTACACCGGCGCGACCTGGGCGGTCGGCTAAGGGGAGGCGCATATGGCCTGGCGAGCCCTGCCGATCGAGATTGGCGACGGTCTGTTATTCGACGAGACCGGCGTGGCGGCTGAGGGCCGCTGGAAAGCGGGCGCGCGCGTGCGGTTTCGGCGCGGCCGACCGCAGGCGATCGGCGGGTGGCAGCGTAGGCTGCCGGGCACGCTGTCAGGCGTGTGTCGTGCTGCCATTGCCTGGAGCAATCGCGCCCGGGATCTGCAGATCGCCTACGGCACACACTCGCACCTGCAGATTGAGCGCGGCGGCGCGCTGTATGACGTGACGCCGACAGGGCTAGCAGTGGGCGCGATCGACGCCGGCAGCCTGGGCGGCTTTGGCGAAGGGCTCTACGGGCGCGGCGCCTACGGCGTCGGCGAGCTTGGCGGCGGACTGTTGCGCACCTGGTCGCTTGCGCCGTATGGCGAGCAGCTGCTGGCAAGCCCGCGCGGCGGCACGCTGTATGCCTGGCTGGGCAATACGGGCGTGCGCGCCAGCGCGGTGGCGGGCGCACCAGCTGTCATCGAGGCGATGTTTGTCGATCCCAATCGCTATGCGGTGGCGCTGGGCGCCACAGAGCAGGGAACGGGCAACTTCCACCCGATGCTGGTGCGGTGGAGCGATCAGGACGATTACGCGAGCTGGGTGGCCAGCGCGACCAACAAGGCGGGCGAATTTCCCGTGACCGAAGGCGCCAAACTGGTGGGCGGATCGCCAGGATCGCCATCGCTGATTTGGACTGACACAGCCTTGTACGAGATGCGCCTTTTGGATGCCGACCTAGTGTGGGGCTTTCCGCTGGTCGGCACCGGCTGCGGCCTGATCGGGCCGCGGGCGCATGCGCGGCGCGATGGTCTGGCCTGGTGGATGAGCCCGACCGGGCAGTTTTTCGAGTTTACCGGCGGGCCGCCGACGCCGCTGCCGTGCCCGCTGCTCGATGAGGTGTTTGATAATCTGAATTGGGCGCAGGCCGAGAAGGTGCACGCCGCGCCGAATACGGCATTCGATGAGATCTGGTGGCTGTATCCCGATCGCCGCGACGGCGATGGGCGCGAATGCTCGCGTTATGTCGCTTTCCATCTGCGCGAGCGGCATTGGACGGCGGGCCCGCTCGATCGCACTGCCTGGATTGATGCGGGCCTGTTTGCGCAACCGATCGCGGTGACGCCTGGCGGCATCGTGTACGATCACGAGACCGGCGCGAGCGCGGATGGCGGGCCGCTAGGCGAGTGGCTGATCAGCGGCGCGCTGGATACTGAAGACGGCGACGCCTTCTGGCGCATCGACGGGATGATGCCGGATGTGGAAAACCTCGAGGGCGTGCTGCAGGTCGAGATTTTGTTTCGCGACACGCCGCAGGGGCCTGAGCGCGCGATCGGACCTTTCGCGATCACGGCGGCCGCGCAGGTGCTGAAGTTTCAGGCCCAGGGCCGCCATGCGCGCATCCGCTTTTCATCGGCGACGACGCCTAGCGCCTGGCGCCTGGGCGATCCGCGCTGGGATGTGCGCGTTACAGGGATGCAGCGATGATTGATACCGACACTGACACTGACACTGACACTGACGAAGACATGAAGGATGACATTGACGAGGCGGCGCTGGTGCGGCGCTGGATGCTGGGCAATGAGGCAGCGGTCGACTTTATTTTGTTGCTGTTTCGCGCGTCGCACCTGGCCGATGATGTCGTCGACGGCGACAGCTTCGATCCGCTCGCCGACCAGGGCCAGCTTTGGGCGATCTTTTTCGGCCGGCTGATGCCCAACCCCTTCTTCCAAGCGCATGTGCAGCGGTTTGCGGGCGCCATCACGCCGGCGGTGCACGATTGGGTGCTGGCGACGCGCTGGCAGCGCGAGCCGGATACAGTGAAGCGGCTGTTTGCCTACGTGCTGCGGTTGACGCTCGAGCATGCCGTGATCGTCGCGGCCGATATTGTCGGCGGCTTCGACCATGCGCAGGCGGTGGCGACCGAGATGCGCGAGGTGTTCCATATCGAAACGGGGCGCGAGGCGCTGCCGGCTTTCCTGGAGGAATGCGATGGGCTGGCTAGGTAACGCCCGCACCACGACGGTGCAGCAGAACACAACGCCCGCCTGGGTGCAGAATGCCGTGCAAGAGGGCATCCAGGCCGGCCGTGACGCTGCCGCGCGCCCGTTTGTGCCCTACACAGCGCCACGGGTGGCGGGCATGGATCCGATGCAGGTGCAGGCGCGCGCCATGGCCAGCGCCAATGCCGGCGCGTGGCAGGACGGCTTGCAACAAGCTGGCCTCAGCGGCATGGCGGGGCTGGCGCCGGTGCGCGATGTGACGGCGCCGACTGTGCAGGCTCAGACGGTGCAGGCGCCGACAATGGCGCCCACCGCGCAGGCGACTGCTGTCGGCCAGGCGGCCGTGCAGGGTGTTACAGCGCCGACTGCAGCCGCCGGCATGGCGGCCTATCAGAACCCCTACCAAAACCAGGTGATTGACGCGGCCATGCGCCAGGTGCGCCGCCAGGCCGACCAGGCGCAGGCGCAGTTGGGTCAGCGAGCGGCGGCAGCAAACGCCTTTGGCGGATCTCGTGAGGCTATTCTGCGCGGCGAGATCGAACGCAATGCGCAAGAGACCGCCGGCGACGTCGCCGGCCGCCTTGCCGCGCAGGGGTTCGACACGGCTGCGGGCCTGGCCATGCAGGACGCGGGCCGATCGTTGCAGGCGGGGCTGTTTTCAGCGGGGGCGGCCAACCAGGCGGCAGAGGCGGCGGCTGGCCGTAGTCAACAGGCCGGGCTGTTCAACGCGGAAGCGGCTAACGCGCAGGAAGCGCGACGCGCCGCGATGGAAATGGAGGCGCGGCGCACGACTGCTGACATGGCGATGGACGCCGATCGCACCAATGCTGGCTTCTCCATGGCCGCACAGGGCGCCAACCAGGACGCCGACGCCGCTGCCCGCGATCGCGCCATCCGTGTCGGCGGCCTATTTGGCGATCTCGCCGAGACCGGCGGGCGGCTCAACCTTAGCGACATCGCGATGCTGCAGGGCTTGGGCGCGGAGGGCCGCGGCATTGACCAGCAAAGCCTTGATGCACGCTTTAATGAGTTCCTCCGCGAGCAAGAGTATGGCGACGAGCGCACGCGCCTGCTGCTGTCTGCGATTTACGGGGCTCCCATGAGCCTGTGGAGCACGCGAACGGAAAACAGCACCAGCCGGGATCCGGCGCGGGACTTGCAGGCGATCGGCAGCCTAATGCAAGGCGCCGGCCTATTTTTTAGTGATCGACGGCTGAAGCGCGCCGTTACGCCGATCGGCGTCGATGAGCGCGGCGTGGCTTGGTACGAGTACGCTTACAAATGGGATGCGCCGGAGGTTCGACGTGTCGGCGTGATGGCGCAGGATCTGCTACTCATTGCGCCACAGTGTGTGCAAGAGCTTGGCGGGGTTTTGGCCGTTGACTATGGCGCGCTGCACGGGTGGAGGCGCTAATGATCTCTGCTATAGTGGACTGCCTGCCGCGTCGACACTCTAATGTTTTGGAGCGCCGCTGATGTTCACAAGCCCAACCTTTGATCGTCAGCAGCGCTTGCGAGCGGTTATGCAGCTGATAGGGCGCGATCCTTCTGCTGCGCTGATGATGCTGACGCAGGGCACGCCAGGTGCGACGCCAGGTGCGACGCCAGGTGCGACGCCAGGTGCGACGCCAGGTGCGACGCCAGGTGCGACGCCAGGTGCGACGCCAGGTGCGACGCCAGGTGCGACGCCAGGTGCGACGCCAGGTGCGACGCCAAGTGGGCGGCAGCCTATGCAGCCAGCGGCTCCACTGCCGCAGGCAATCACGGGAAGCTCGCCGTTCTCGCCGCCGCCGCGCAATCCTGCGGTGGCGGCGGTTACGGCGCAGCAGCCACAAGCTGGACCCGAAGCGCCAATGAACGCCGACGACGCCGAAATTGTGGTAACGACTCGACCCGTCGCGCGCACGCCGTTTGATGCTGGGTTGTTGGCTATGGATCGGGCAGCCAATCCGGTGAAACCTGCCGAACTGACGTGGGGTGATCGATTGCAGATCGCCGGCGCTACTCTGCAACAAATGGGGCGGCCCGATAATCAGATCGCTACGACAATGACGGGGATTCGCACGCTGTCACGAGAGCAAGCGCAGGAGGAAGAGCGCAAGCGCCTGTCGGCGGCTCAGATCGCCGGCGTGCGCAACATAATCGATCAGGAGCGGCTGCGCTGGGAGGAAGACGACAACCCCGCCAAGCCTCGATGGGAGCAGACTTGGACAATGCAAATGGCGCGCCTTGCGTCGAGCCCCGACGAGTTTTTTCGCTTATATGCCGCGCGCCAGGAGGCCGAAGCGGGCCGCGACATTCAGCGCAGCCAGCTGAATCAAGAGGGCGCGCAGTTCAACAGAGCCTACGCCCAGCGCGATCGGCATTTCGACGCCGAGCACAACCTGAATCAAAAGCAGGCAGATCGCAATTATGAGCTGGGACAGGGCCAGCTAAATGTGGAAAGAACCAACGCGGAAACGCGCCGGCGGGATGTCGACAACAATATCAACAACCTAGCCGGCAAGGACCCATTGCAAAGAGCGCTGTTGAACGCCGATGTCAGTGCGCTGAAGGACATGGACGACGAAACGGAAAAACTGACTAAGGTCGCGGAATCTCTGCAGCAGTTCGGAAGACTGAACGCGCAGCAACCAACCGGCTTTATGGCGTCAGGCACGCCGATCCTGGGGATCGCGCCCAATCAAAACTTCCAGCAGATGCAAGTGATCCAGAATGCGCTGTTTCCGGTGCTCGGTGAGCTGATTCGCGGTACACTGTCGGAGACCGACGCGTACCGCGTTGAGCGTGGGACTGTGCATGTCGACAACAGCACAGAAACCAACCAAGCGATCGTGCGGGTCGGCGTCGAGGCAGCGCGGCGGGCGCAAGAGCGCTCAACGCTGGCGCGGGAATACCTGCGCACTCAGAGGAACCTTGACACATTCAACCGACATTGGGCCGCATACGTGGGCGAAGTCAGCGCCTGGTCGGATGATCCGAAGAAGCCGCCGAAAACTTTTGCGCAGTGGATGCGTGATAAGACCGGCGGAGGCGCCCAATGACGCCAGAGGATATTAAGCGCCTGGACTATGTCCTGCGGCTCGATAAGGGAGCGGCTGCTGCGCGCGAGGCTACCAACCCAACGCCTGCACCGCGTCGGCGGTCCTCGTTCGACGCCGTTTGGGGCGGCATTACGGACGCCGCCACCTTGGGCTTTGACGACGAGATTATCGGCGCTTTAGGTGGTGAGTCTGAACGGCGGAAAATGCTGGCCGGCAAGGCCGCGCTGCAGCGCGACGAGCCGGGCGCGTTTTTTTCAGGGGGCTTGCTGAGCATGGCTGTGCCCGGCCTTGGAATTGCGCGCGCCGGTGCGCGCGGTGCAATGCTAGGATCAGGGCGCAGCATAGCGACCCATGGCGGGTCGCTACTGGACAAAGCGCGCACCGCGGCCGGGGCGAGCGCGGCGACGGGCGCGGTGTACGGGTTTGGCAGCGGCGACACTCTGGAGGAGCGGCTGAGCAACGCCGCCGTGTTTGGCGGGACGGGCGCAGTGATGGGCGCCGCACTGCCGCCAATGGCTGCGGCCGTGGGGCGCGCTGGAGCGGCGGTGGGGCAGCCGGTGCGTGCACTCGGGCAGGCTTTGCCGGGCGTGCGCAACCTGCCTGGCGTGCGCAACGCGCAATCGCGCTCGGCGGTGGGTTTTCTGGCCCCACTGCAGCAGGCCGATAAATACTACATGCCGCCATTTTTATCGCATCTGCCGGGCGTTAATCCGTCTATTAGTCGCGCTGAGGCAGTGATGTTTGATCGGCTGGGCATGGACATGCAGCCCCGGGTGGAAGAGATGGCTGCGGCGGCTATGCCGGGCGATAGGCCGCCGACGGTTGCCGACGCCGTAGAGGCGGCCTATCGCGAAAACCGCAACGCTGGCGGATCGCCGCCGGCGCTGCTGGACGTGGCGGGCGAAAACGTCTCGCGCCTGACGGAATATGCAGCCTCACTGCCAGGGCCTGGACGCAACGTGATGCGCCAGGAGGTGGAGCAACGGACTAGCGATCAGGCATCCCAGGTCGAGCGGATGATCAACCGACGCACGGGCGCGCCAGCGCAAGGCGGTGACAGTTTGCGCACGACGCTGGCTGCCTTGGACGAACAGCAGCGACAACTGGCGGGGCAGCTGTATGCGCGCCTGGGCGACATCTCGGTTGATCCGCTGCGCGCGGTCGAAATTCCGGGCGCTGACGGCACAATGGCGCGCGCAGAACGGGTGCGGCTCGGCGAGCTGTTGGCGCGGCCTAGCGTGCAGCGCGCGACGACGCGCGCGACCCAGCTTGCTGCAGAGTTTGGGATCGACTTGCAGGCGATTGGGCTGCGCCCTGGCGGTGTGATCACGCGCGCCGATGGTAAAATCAATCTCGAGCTGCTGAACTGGATCAAGATGGGTCTTGACGCCGAGCTATCGATCGCGCGCAGCCCGATGAGCAATATTGAAAAGACAGAGCGCGCCGCGATGAGCCGCACAGCGGCGCAACTGGTGCACACGCTCGACGCGCTGGTGGCGGTGGAGGGCCGCACTGGCGAATATGCAGCGGCCAGAAACGTGTATGCAGGGCTGGCGCGCATGAAAGACGCCGCCGATCTGGGGCGGCGCATTTTCAGCCCTGGTGAGGGCGGCCATTCGGGCTTTCTGGACGACGCTTCCGAGCTGCTTTACCCGCGCGACATTAATGGCAAACCAGTGCTGCAGGAGGGCGAGCTTAAGGCAGCGCTGGCCGGCCTGCGTGACGGCCTGCTCGAGAAAGCATTCAGCGCCCAGGACGGCCGCGATCTCTATCGCACGCTGTTGGGTAACAAGGCAGTGCGTCAGCGGATTGCCGCCGTCTTCGGGCCCCTGACCGAAACCGGCAAGCCGGGACCGCAGGCGCGCGCGTTTTTCCGTCAGGTGCTGGCCGAGGCTGATCGCCTGCGCCGGATCCGCGAAACATACTCGCGCACAGGCAGCCAGACGGCGCCGCGGCAGCTGGAGGCCGACACCGTCGACGAGGCGATGAGCGAGGCCTTTGTGCGCACTGTCTTCGACGGGTTAAGCGGCAATTGGCTGCAAGCGCTGATGCAGAACGCTCGCGGCTTGGTGATGGGACCGCTGGCCAAGAATCCGCTCACGCCGCGCGAGGCAGAGCAAGTGGTACGCATGGCCGTTACCCCGCTATCAGCACGCGCAGGCCGGCCCCTGGCGCTGGCGCAGCGCTATCGAGAGTTGGAGCGCATGATGGCCGCCCGCGGTGGGCGGCGGTATCAGGCGCGACTGCCTGCAGCCCTTGCCGTCGCCTACGGCGGCTCGCAAACCGCTTTTGAACCGGAGCCCACACCCACATGAGCAGACAGCGTAACCCGTGGCTGCCGAGCCCAGAAGCACTGTTCACGGGCGTGGGCGACACCGCGGCGGGCTTTGTGCAGGGCGCGTCGTTTAACTTCCTCGACGATCTGCTGCGCGCGGTGACGCAGAACGAGCAGGCCGACAACTTTTTGGCCGAGGCGCAGGCGCGCAATCCGTTCTGGTACGGCGCGGGCAATTTTGCCGGCGCGCTCACTGGACCAATGAAAATCCCATTCCCGCGCGGCGACTTTGTGCAGGCCGGCGTGGCCAGCGCGCTCGATGCTCTACCCACGCGGCTTTTAGCCAAGGGGTTGCGCGGCACCAGCGACGATCTCAGCGCCTTGACGGCCGGGCAGTTTTTGAAACGCGCGGCAGCGAATGACGCGGCCGCTGGCGGGCTCTACGCCGCCGGCGGCTATGATGTGGCGGAAGACGGCGGCGACGACAGCGCGCTGACGCTAGCGCAAAAAGCGCTGGTGCATGGCGCTGCGGGCGCGGCGGCGGGGGCTGCCTCTGCTGCGGCGATCCCGGCGTTAGGGCGCTATTGGCAGCGGTCACAGCTCAATGCACCTACAGCGCGCGGTGAAGCTCCGCTCGATGCGCCGTTGGCGTTGACGCCGGCAACGCTGGCTGGCCGAAATTTGACGCGCGCTCAGCCCGAGGAATTGCGCGAAGCGGCGTTTGGGCTAGTCGATGAGGCGTTGGCGCGCGACGAGGCCATTCGCAGATTGCAGAGCGTCGACCCGGTAATCCAGACCGGCATGCCGGTTCGCACCGTTTTGGACGCTGCCGGGCCCAATGTGCAATCGCTGTTTGGCGTCATCGCGCGAGATCCTGAGGGCCGCGCGATGCTGCTGGACCACGTAGCAAATAGCGCGCGTGAGAATGTGCGCGCCAAGCTGGCCGCGCTGCACTTTGACGGTCTGCCTGTCAGCACGCGGCGCGTCGTGCAGGATGGCGAGAAGACGGTTACGCGGCCACTGTTGAAGCCATCGACCAGCCTGGTGCAGGATCTGGTCGACGCGATCGATGATCCCGACGCGCACCAGCAATGGCTGCGGCTGGCCAAAACGCTGCATAAAAGCGGCCGTACAGCGCCGCCGCAGCTCAAGCAGCGGGCCAACGAGACAGACGCAGGCTTTGCTGATCGCCAACGGGCGCAGGCGGACGCTTTTGAACGAGACCGGCCGAGGCGGGACGCGGCAACCACCGCGCGGCGTGAGGAGGCCCGTGATTTGGCGCAACAGGTGGTGCACGGATTAAAGCAGCGGGTCGATCGGGCTTCGGGTGAAGAGGCGTTGGAGCTCTTTCGCCGTCTGGAGAACGGCGATCTGGCCGAAAAACTGCGCGCGGTGGGCTTGCGTATTGAGGCGCCAAAAGATCTCAGCGCAGGCCTGGCGCGCAGCGATCAAAGCCTGCGCGCCGTGGTAGGTGCAGGCGCCAACCCAAGCTTTATGCGTGTGGTCGAGCAGGTGACGCGCGACCCGAAGACTGCAGCGCCTGTACGCGGGCGCAGCGCTATGGAGGCGACGGAGGACAATTTGACAGCGCGCAGCCCTAATCGGCGGGCGGTGGGCCGCGAGGATCTCAGTGACGCGCCGCCGGCGCCAGTGGCGCCTGAACTGCGAAATTATTTGGTCGATGCGCTCACGGCGCCGCGCCGTTTGAGCTTTGTGCCAGCGTCGCGCAGCGAAGCGCCGCTGCTGGGGCTGGCCCCGGACTTCACGCCGCGCCGCGTAGATTGGAGGGCTGCGACAACGGGCGCCGACAAAGGTTTCTACTATGCGGGCAAGGGGCTGCCGATCCTGGGCGATCAAATCATTACCAGCGACGACAACGTCGCAACGGGTTTTTTTGATTTGGTTCGGTATTATCTTGACCTGGCGCGCGAGCAGGGGCAAACATCACGAAATGCAACTTCGCGAAATCCTTGGCTTCCTGCGTTCGACGCAGCGTAACTGGTCCCGCCGCCTTGCGGATTGGGCGTGGGCTGGCGTGTATGCGCTGTTGGCGGCCTGGGCGTTTCTGGCGTTTGGATCTCTTGCGGTCGAGGCGAGCTCGGAGAATGTGGCGCAGGCGGGCGCGTGGGCTGTGGCCGCTGGTGCGGTCTCCGCTTTTTTGTGTTGCGGCGTGTGGGACCGGCTGCGGCGCTAGGCCATGAGCCGCGCGCGCCGGTTTTTATATGAGGCGACCTTAAAGGTGGCCGAGCTGCTGATCTTTGCGGTGGCCATCGTCCCTACGGTGTTTGTGGTGCACTCTGAAGCGCCGACATGGATTAAGGCGGGCTGCCTTGGTCTCATGCTGGCTTGGATGTGGTTTTGGTACGCTCGCGCTCAGAAGACGCGCAAAAGGTTTTTTGTCGACAGTTTTGACCTTGACGAGGTGGCGCAGCACGCGCCGCCTGTGCGCGACCACCCGCCCTCACCGCGCGCGCGGCCTGACGCCAAAATGCGCTATCTGCGCCGCCTGCGCGCAATCGCCGATAGGCGCCCGTTCGACGGCGCTTAAATCTGGAGCACACTATGCTGAGCAATGACCAAATCGCCGCGGAGGCTTTCGCGGTGACGCCTAGCGACACGGTCGCGCGGCCCGCCCGCGCGCTGTATGTCGGCACGGGCGGCAATGTGTCGGTGGTAATGGCTGGCGGCCAGACCGTCACCTTTGCCAACGTTCCGGCGGGCATGCTGTTGCCAATTGAAGTAGGCCGTGTGCTCGCGACGGGCACGACAGCCAGCAATATTGTGGCGCTGCTGTGATCAGGCTCGATGCGCGGCTGCCTTCTCGTGCGGTGGCAACTAGCCTTTCCCCCGCCTCTACGCCTGCGAAAGAGATAGTCGCCCGTACTGGCGTGGTAATTGTAGCCCGTGATGGCTCAACGATTGTGGGGCGTGACCTATGAGCACTATGCCAATCTATGCCCTTGTCGATACGTGGAACGCCGCCGGCACGACTTTTACGGGCATAGGCTTGAACGTCACCGACACCGCCTCCGCAGCGGGCAGCCTGCTGCTGGATTTGCAGGTGGGGGGGACGAGTAGGTTTAAGGTTGATAAGACGGGCGATATAGTAACTAACGGCGCCTCTATTACCACGTTGCCTAATGGTACATGGTCGAAACCGTCTGCCATCGAAATGGTGGCTGGTGGACACATTCGGTGGGAAAATCGTTCTAGAATATATTCAGGGTCAGACGGAAATTTGACGTTTTATAACTTTGGTTTTTCAAATACCGTCGAGTTGCAAATAGAAGCCGCCGACACCCTCGCCCAGCGGCGGGGGACGAACGCGCAGGCGTTTCGCATCTCGAACACCCACACCGACGCTTCCAACTTTGAGCGCGGCTTTATGCGCTGGTCGAGCAATGTCCTTCAGATCGGCACCGAAAAAGCCGGGACGGGCACAGCGCGGGCGCTGGAGTTGCAGACGGATGGGCTTACGGCGCTGACGATTGCGACGAATGCGATAGTTACTACTTCGAGATCATTCAATGCTGCTGGTGGCACGTTTTATGTTGATTGGGCCACAGGCAATCTTACCACTTATGACAATGGCATGTACGGATGGACGGGCAGCAATACTGCGGTTGGAACTTCCGACCTCACCCTCCGTCGAGACGCCGCCGACACCCTCGCGCAGCGGCGGGGGACGAACGCGCAGGCGTTTCGGGTCTACAACACGTTCACGGATGTGAGCAATTTTGAGCGCATTTTTTTTGGGTTTTCGTCGAACACTGCCGCTCTAGTTCAAGACGCGGCAGGCACTGGGTCCGCTCGTGTCTTTGTAATCGGAAACGCTGGCGCGTCACCTTTGCGATGGCGAACCAACAGCACTGATCGATGGGAAGTCACAGCGACAGGAAACCTTTTAGCTTACATTGACAACACTTACGACATCGGCGCGACAAACGCCACGCGCCCGCGCGACGTTCACATAGCTGGCTATGTGGCTGTTGGTGACGGAATTACGGCCCCCGGCGCTGGAACGGGTGAGGCGCGTATCTACGTCGACACGGCAGACGGCGACCTCAAGGTCGTGTTTGCGGACGGGACCGTGAAGACCATCGTGACCGATACATAAGGAGACAGACCCATGACCTACACCCTCAACATCACCGACGACTACACCGTGCCCGAAGGTCCGCTTGACACCAACGAGGCTTACCTGGCCTTCGTCCTCAACATGGCCGCGCAGTCCTACGCCAAACAATACTCAGCCGCCGACAAAGAGGCGGGCATCACCGCGGCGCGCGAGGCGTACAACGCCGCCCTGCCGGCGCCCGTGGAGCCCGTGGAATGACCCTCGACCTCACCCCCGCTCAATTCCAGGCGCTTGTCGGGCTGCTGGATGTGGCCATCAAGCAAGTTGGCATCCGCGCCTTTGAGGATGACGTTGCTGGGCTGATGGCTGCGGTTAAGGCCGCGGCGCAGGCGCAACCCCAGCAGATGGACGAAGCGGCGTGAACGGTGACGTTTTCGCTATGCTCGCGATGTGGGCTGTCGGTTTGTTCACCGGCTACAGCCTCGCGCATGTCGTGATGGTCCTGCGGCGGTGATGGGGGGGGTAAGGCTAGCCCGATTGTAAGGAGCAGAGCAGACATGACCCAACTTGCCGCAGGATCACGCAGCGAGGCCGAAACCCTGCACGCTGCCGTGCGCGCCTATGCGCGCCCGCATCTCGATACCGCCGCCAGCCTGGCGGCGCAGCTGCACAATAACCTGGTGGAGATCGCCGAACATCTACCCGACGGCGTGCCTGAGAAGGTGCATGTCGCTGAGTTAGCGGTGACGCTGGCGCGGTACGCGGCGCTGTTGGGCTATGAGGCTGAGCCGGCGGATGACGCCGGCCTGGCGCCGACGCTGGGCCTGGCGAAACGGGTGGCGGTTCAGGCCATCAACGAGGCCGCCGATCGCCTGGTCGATGCGTCGGTGCTGGAATGGGCGCAAGGCATCGATCTGCCTGTGATGGATATCACGCGCATCGTCGACGCCGCTCTGGTGGCGAGCGCCGCGCTCACGCATAAGCGCGCGCTGGGCCTCGAACTGACCGAACTGGAGTTGGCGCAGGAAATGGGCCTGCAGCTGCTACAGGCGCGCCAGGTTGCGGTGCGCGCAGCCCAGCGCGACCATGTGCGCATAATCGACACGCTTGGCGACGTCGATACCGTGCGCGAGTATCCCGCGCTGGCCGTCTGGCCCGAATAGGCAGCCACACCTTGACATTGGAGGCAGGCGATGAGCGACGCGACAGGCGGCGACCGCGATCCCGCGCCGATTGTGCTTAGCCCGGTCGATCTCGTCGTGGAGGATCATGTGGGGGACATCGCGCTGACCATCTTCGCTTTTGTGGTTATCGCTGGCTTGGCTGCCTCGTTTCTGCCGTCGCCGTGGAATTGGATTGTGCCGCTCATGGTGTTGGCGCCGCCTCTAATCATGATGGCCGCGACGCCGCGTTCACGCGCCTGGGCGGGCCGCATATTAAGCGCTGTTGCTGTGGCCATGCGTGTCATCGCGCAGCACCTGCGCGGATGGTGGGCGCGTCGCAAGCAGCGCTGGGGCGCGGCGTTGTACGCGCTGCGCCGCTGGCTGCGCCTGGCGGTGGGTAAGAAGGAGCCGGAGGCGCTGGCCGAGATGGCGAGCGTACAGGGCTTTCTCGCGGCCACGCCGCTCAGCCCGTTCCGCCTGATCGCGACGATCGCCGGCGGCGCCGCGGCGTTGTTTGCCTCGCTGTGGGGCTGGGCGGCGAATGTCACAATACCAGACCTTGAAAAGAAGCTGACGGCGCAGACCGCGTTGGCGAGTGAGGCGATCGACGCCAATGCAGGCCTGGCGGCGCGCATTCAGGCCGCTGAGACCGCGGCCGAGCAGGCGCGGGCCCAGCTGACGACGCATCGCAATGCGGTGCTGGCCGAAACCGACGCCGCCGCCCGTCGCGCTCAGGCGCGCACGGCGGCGCGCATGCGTACCTTGTCTAAGCAAGCGGAGATCCTCGATGCGGGCCGCCGTACTGATGATGCTGAGCCTTTCGATGGCGAGCGCTGGCTGCGCGAGCGCGCCGCCCGTGCTGACCAAGACAGCCCCGTGCCCGGTGTGTCCGGCGCCGGTGCTGCCGCCGCCGCCGCCGATCGAGTGCCTGACGGAGCTCGAGCCCATGCCGCCGGCGACGGCGAGCGCGCCCCGCAGCCGCGCTGAAGCGCTTGCGCTGTCGGACGCCGAGAACCTGGCGCTGCGCGATTGGGGCCGCGCAGCGGTGGAGGTGCACGCCGTGTGCGTCGCCCATCACCGCGCGCAGGTGCCGCGAGACTAAGTGGGCAAACGGGGCTGAGAATGAACAACGAATATCACGACCAGGGCACCTGGCGCGACAGCGTCGAGCGGCGCATCGGGCAGCTGGGCGCTGGTCTGGACGCTGCGCGCCACACCGACGATCGCCACCACGGCGAGCTGCGCGACCTTAAGGCGAGCATTGAGACGTTGCGAACGGATCTGTCGACGCAGATCGCCACGTCGGTGGGCGGGCTGCGCGCTGATCTGATGGCGCTGCGCACCGCGCGGGCGATGCAGGACGCGCCAGCGGCCGCCCCTGCCTCGTCTGCGTCGCTCGATTGGAAGCTGGTGGCGACGATTGCCGCTCTGCTTGCCGGCGCCCTCGTGGGCATTGGGATTTCTGTCGGGCGCTCTTGGCAGCTCGATGACACCAAGGCGATCGTGCGGACAATCGCACCATGATTGGACCGTTCAAACGGGCGGCGGCGCCCGACAAGCCGCGGTGGGACAAGATCGACCCTGTGCAAGAGGCGATCGAGCTCGCCAAGATCGCTAAGCTGGCGGCCGATTGCGTGGGGCTGTTCTCGCTGTTCGCGCTGGTGGTGGTGTTTTCGGACATCGCCGGCGCCAAGCATTTGACCTGGTCGCTAGACGCAATCGGGCCGGCGTCGGGCCTGGCCTGGTCGCTGCACATACCGTGGCTGCCCTTTCTGCTGGCCGGCGCTTTTGGCGTGTGGATCTTCAACCGCCATGGGCTGCGGATCCTGCTCACGCTGCGCTTTGCCGCACCCGATCAGCGCCGCTGGATGGGCCTTGCCTGGGGCGGCCGCGACGCGACGCCGATCGCCAAGGCGTCGGTGGCGCTGGCGTTGCTGGCGTTTAGTGCACTGATCGTGGTGACCGCCACCAAGTTCCAAGACGGCGGGCGGTCTGCCGATGCACGCCAGGCCGCGATCGTCGAGGAGACCGCCGCGCGCGATCGCGCTGCGGTGCAGGCGGAGCTCGACAGCGTGACGCGCGACCTGGAGACACTGACGCAGCCGCGAGACGACACGCCAAACTTCCAGACCCAGGCCGCGCGCGCCGGCGAGGGCGCCTGGACCGCGCGCGTGCAGGCCACCGCCGACGCCACGCTGCGCGCCCGCCTCGGCGCTGAGACGCCCACCGCGGCTCGCGCCGACGCGCTGCGCACGCGAGAGGCCGCCTTGCGACAGGAGCTGGCTGCGGCGCCCGTGACGGCGGCTGTGGCACGGGAGGTGGATGTCGATCGCGGCGCGACCGATTGGATCGTCGGCGCGTTCGCGTCGATCCCGTTGTGGTTTGCGGTGGCCACCGAGTTCCTGGCCCTGATCATGAAGCTGGTGGAGGTGCTGCTGCTGCGCCGGGCGCAGGCAGCCTGGCTGGCGGCTGAGGCTGAGCCCATTGCAGCGCCGCCACCGTCGCGCACTGACGCCGACGGCGAGCGCCAGCGGCTGCGCTGGTCACGCCGGCCGGCAGCTGCGCCCTTGGAGCGGGCCGCGATGCCGCCTGAGCCACCGCCGCCCCAGGAGCCGCCGAGCGAGCCCCCCACTGAGCCCGCCCGCAAGCGCGCCCTGAAAGCGCTGCCGGAGCCGACGCCGGAGGAGCTCGCGGCCTGGCGCGGCCTGCAGGATGAAGACGAGGCGACGCAGGACGACGTTGCGCCCGACGCCGCGGCTGATGATGTTGCAGGAGACACGGCGACCGTGGTCGCTGACGATGAGCGGAGCGCTGCCTGATGGCGATCATTCTGGGTGTGGATCTCGGCACGACCAATAGCGTGCAGGCGGTGTATGAGCGCGGCCAGCCGCGGGTGATCCTAAGCGGCGACGATCAGCGCAGCCCGGTGACGCCGACGGTTGTGGCGCAGACCGAAGGCGGCGCGACGATCGTCGGCGCGCCAGCGCGCTGGCAGGCGCAGACCAATGCGAGGTTTACCTATTCCAGCCTAAAGCGGATCCTGGGCCGCAAGTTCGATGAGCCGATCGTAGCTGCGCAGGCCGCTTATGCGCCGTACGAGCTCGCGCCAGGCCCTGATGGCCAGGCTTGGGTACGCGGCCGTGATGGCCTGCAGAGCCCGGAGGCGCTGCTGGCGCTGGTGTTGCGCAAGCTGAAGGCGGAGGCCGAAGCCCGGTTTGGGCGCGCGGTGGGCGATTGCGTGCTCACAGCGCCCGCCCATTTTGGCGTCGCCCAGAAAGCGGCCTTGACGGCGGCAGCTGAAGCGGCGGGCCTGCGCGTGCGGCGATTGCTGCCGGAGCCCAGCGCTGCGGCGCTGGCCTATGGCTATGATCGCGGGGCGAATAAGACCATCGCGGTCTTTGACTTCGGCGGCGGGACCTTCGACGTCTCCATCCTACGTGTGAAAGGCGCCCGCTTCGACATTTTGGCGACCGCGGGCGATCCCTTTCTGGGTGGCGATGACGTCGATCGGCGCATCGCTGAGCGGCTGCATGGCGACTTCGAGCGCGAGCACGGCCGCAGCCTCGCCGGCGATGCCTTCCAGTTGCAGCGGCTGCGGGATGAGGCCGAGAAGGCCAAGATCCAGCTGTCGGCGGTGGAGAGCTACACGGCGGCCATCCCGTTCGTCGCTATGGATCTCGACGCGCGCCGCCAAATTGACCTGGTCCACACGCTGACAAGGGCGGATCTTGAGGCGATGACGGCGGATCTGATCGAGCGCTGCCGCGAGCCCTGCCTGCAGGCGCTGCGCAAGGCCAAGCTCGACGCCCGCGACCTCGACGAGGTGGTGCTGGTGGGCGGCATGACAGCCATGCCGGCAGTGCGCGCCGTGGTGCGCGAAGTGTTTGGGCGAGAGCCGCGCAAGGATGTGCCGCCCGAGCAGGTGGTCGCCATGGGCGCGGCGCTGTACGCCGCGGCCCTGCAGGGTGAGGTGGCGTCGCTCAGCCTCTCAGAGCCGCTGCAGCACAGCCTGGGCCTGGAGGATCACACTGGCAAACTGCAGGCTATTTTGAGGGCCGGCACGCCAACGCCAGCGCGCCGCGCGGTGCGGTTCACGACATCGCAGGACGATCAGACGGCGGTGGCGGTGCGCTTGTATGACGGCGACCTGGCCGTGGCGCGCGACAATCGCGCCTTGGGCGTTCTGATCCTCGATGGGATCGCACCCGCGCCAGCGGGCCAGCCTGTGATCGAGGTGGAGTTCGATCTCGACGACGAGGGCGTGCTCACCGCCAGCGCGAAGGACCTCGCCAGCGAGGCGCTGGTCAGCGCCCAGGTGCATGTCGCCACAGGCCTGGACGCCGGCGCTATGGCGGCGCTGCGCGACGATGGCGCCGGCGCGGAGCTCAGCCCGTAGCGCCATCACCAAGAGTAGCGGCCCCAAGGGCAGCCGTGGAGCCGGTTTGCAGTTGACACGCAAAACGGAGCTTTGCGTCGAAACAAGGCCTTATTGGCGGGTCGGTTGACGTCGCCAGCCAGCGCCAGCCGCGAAAGCGGTGGGTTTTACACACCGTTGGTCGGGGGTTCGATCCCCTCACCGCCCACCATGGCCGCCTTGCCTGCCGTGGCGGCGACCCAGGGGCCCGCGGATCGCAGTTGACGCGAAGTTGACAGAAACCGCTCACGGCTTGTTCTCTTCTGCTGATTTGGCGGGTCGGCCCGCCTGGGGGGTTTCGGGCTGATCGGCGGTGTCGTTTGCAGCTGCCAGCGCCGCCGAATAGGCCTCACGGGCCAGCTGCGCCTCGTCGACATAGATCGCAGTGAGCGTCTCAACCTCTCGCTCTGACCAGCCGAGCTCCATCGCCAAGGTGCGATTGGGCACGCCCTGCCGCGCGCGGCGTGTCACCGCGTTGTGCCGCAGCCTGTGCAAGGAGCCCTCAAGGCCCAGGCGCGCAAATTCGCGATCGACCGCCTGGCCCAGACTGTCGGGCTTCCAGGGCCGCCCGTGCGCGTTGGTCAGCACGGTGGCCGCCCGTCGCGGGATGCGCTGCAGCAGCGCCGCCAGGGCCGGCGTGATGCGCACCATGGCGACCCGCCGCTTGCGCCGCCCCTTGCTGGTGGGCAGTCGGATGACGCCGGCGGCCTCGTCGATCCATGACCAAGCCAGGCGGCACAGATCCGTGCGCCTAAAGCCCGCCTCATAGGCGACCGCAATCGCCCAGCTGACTTCCTCACGCGCACCCTCGATGGCGCGATGCACATCGGCGTCGGCCATCGGCGCGACAACAGCCGCCACATACAGCCCGCCCAGGCCTGCGGCCGGCGTGCAATCCTTGGGCAGCGCCTTCACCTCTCGGCAGTAGCGCGTGAACGCTTGCAGCGTCGTCACCAGCGCGTCGGCCTCGCGCAGGCTGCGGGCGGCCGTGTGATCGCGCAGCATGCGGCAGGCCTGCGCGCCAACATCGCGCGCCAGCTGCGCCATTGTCAGCGCACCCAAGGCCGCCTCGATCGCATCAAGATGGCGGTGGTAGGTTTTGCGGGTGGCCGGCGCCAAGATCGCCCACTCGGGCGACATGCGCCAGCGGCGGCACAGGGCGGCGACACTGCCGGCCGGCGCGCCCGCCCGCGCTTCAGCCCAACCCTTGGCGATGTCAGGCAGCGCCTCAAGCACGGCGCGCTTTGCGTCGGCCTTGGTTGCAAAGGGGCCGGCGTCAAACAAGCGCGGCGCGCCTGCGCCCCGCCACGCATAGACATACACGCGCCAGCCGCCGGCGCGCAGCACGGGATTGATCCATAAATCACGCAGGACCAAGCCGCTTGCGAATGTCCTCGATCGCCGCTTGGTCGGCAAGGTGGTCGGCAAGCGAGGAGAGTATGGCGGCGGCGGTCGGGTCATGGCGCTGTGCCTTTTCAAGCTCTATGGTGGCGCGAGGTAGGCCAAGCATAGCGCGCTCAACGCGGACACGCACGCCGTCGACCTCAAGTTCGATCGCGACCAGGCCGAGATCGGCAGCCGAGCGCGCCGCCTCTGTAACCAAGCGGCGCAACTTGGCGGGGGACGGCGGCGCCGTCATGGCCCGCCCAACAGCGTTGTGAAAAAGGCCGCCCAGCCGCCAACCACGAACACAGCGAGGGCGGTATAAATCACAATCCGCGTCCAGCTGATTGTTAGGCCTTCAAGGGCGGAGCGGTGGCGGCGCATCTGAGAAGGACCTCAAAAAGCGCCCCGCCCGTTTTGCAGGCGGGGCAAGTTTGGGGAAAAGCTTAGCCGCAGCCGTAGCCGTCGGCGCTCACGACAGGCGCAGCGGCGATCGAGGCGCTGGCGCGCCTGCTGGCGGCCAGGAGTTCACACACGCCCTCAACGACGACGACGTCCACGACGGGCTCGATCGTGCAGGTGGCAATCTTGTCGGGGTGCAGACCAGCCACCGCCACGCCAGACAGGCTCACGCCCTCAGCCGCCCACCAGCGCCACATGCGGCGCGCGTGCTCGAGGCGCACGCTGTTGTCGCTCTTGGAGGCCAGGACACCCCACCAGCAGCCGCCCCAATTAGAGCGCGCGATCACCCGCTTGCCGAGCAGCGGGTGGTGCGGCGTGTTTTGGGTTAAAAGATCGTTCAGACGTACACGGGCCTCATCCGACGGTCTGCCGGCAAGCGCCAATTCGTCGCTGTCAAGCGACGATCCGGCGTCGCTGTTCGGGTTAGTCATCATCACGTTAAACCGCGAATCTAAGTTGGCGGCGATGGTGCCCAGCGCGCCCAAGGTGGTCGCCTCACTAGCAATGTCCGGGGCAGGGATCGGGGCCGGCGGCGTTTCAGCGGCGAGCCAGTCTTCCTGCCTAGCAATGTCCGGGGCAGGGATCGGGGCCGGCGGCGTTTCAGCGGCGAGCCAGTCTTCCTGCCTAGCAATGTCCGGGGCAGGGATCGGGGCCGGCGGCGTTTCAGCGGCGAGCCCCAGGCCCTGATACGGGGTCTGGCCAGAGTGGATTTCGTTCTCGTTAGGAATAGGGTGCATGGTTTTCTCCATCGTCGCGAAGCACCGACGCGCCCTATGTTCTGCAAAAGCGAACATTCTGCAAGTGATTTCGTAATTACAGAAATTGATTTTTCCCGATCGGTTGGTGGGCTGCTAAAAGCGGTGTGGGCGCGGCCCTAGCCGGTCTTGCGCTTTAGGCGCAGGCGCTTGGGCTTGTCGCCGGCGATTGTCGCGGCTTCCCGCGTCCCGGCTTCCCGCGCTCGCGCTGTTTTTGCAGCCTTAGCCGAGACCTTGGGGGCCAGCGCTTCGATTACCGCCTGGGCGCGGGGCAGGTCCTCCACGGGGATGCGCCGCACGGTATCGAAGATTGAGCCCCAAAAATCCGGGGCGGTGGGATCCCGCATTAGCAGGTCGGCCGGTTCGCAGTTCAAGGCGTCCGCCAGGCGCTCCAGCAGGTCCTGATTGTAGCGGGCGCGACCGCTCTCCAGCTCACTGATGCGGCTGACGGCTATGTCAATGCGATCCGCAAGGCGCGCCTGCGTGAGTCCGCGGTATTTACGCCATTCATACAAAAACCACTGTCGGCGTGTGCGCATTTTGAGGTTCTGCTTGACAGAACGCCCCCCGCGCCATCCACAATAACAGAAAATTGCTCTTGACCAACATTCTGAAAATCAGAACTTATGGCGCATGACTTCGCCACCCGACTGCACCGTCCCAGCCGCCGAGCCCGCCGCGCCGCCGCGACGGGCGCCCCGCAAGCGTCGACTGCTGCCCAAGCGCCGCGCGCTGACAGCCTGGCGCGAAAAGCTGGGCTTTAGCCAGGCGCATGTGGCGCGGCTGCTCGAGGTCAGCCGGGCGCGGGTGTGTGAGATTGAGAGCGGCCATGGCTGCTCGCTGCGGCTGGCTGTGAAGATCGAGGCGCTGACCAAGGGTGCCGTGCGCGCCGCCGACCTGGTGCGCGTGGCCCCAGCGCCGAAGCGCCGCCGCGCGGGGGGCGCGCCATGAGCCTGCGACTGTCGAGTGTGCAGATGGCGCAGCTGGGGCGGCTGTACCGCGCCGCGCAGACGGCGACATGCCAAGCAATGCGCGACTGGATGGCGTTGATGCCGCCGCGCGCAGCGCTGAAAGGCGGTGAGTGATGGCAAGCGAATGGACCCCCGAGCGGATCGCGGCGACGATCAATCGCGCGCAGAGCCTTGTAGAGCGCGGCTACCTCCCGTGCGGATCTGATGTGCTTGCGCTTTGCGACGCGGCCCGCATCGGCCTCGCCGTGGTGGACCCCACCGACGCGGACGTGGAGCGGGTGGCTAAAGCGCTTGCGTGGCGTGAATGGCAGCGATGGCGGCCCGACCCCCTCGCGTGGGAAAGCCGCGATCCGGCTACACTTCGATACTGGCGCGACAACGCCCGCGCCGCAATTGCGGCTTTGGGCGGAGATAGAGCGAATGGAGATGAGTGATGACACAAGCAATTGGCGCGGCTGCTCGAGGTCAGCCGGGCGCGGGTGTGTGAAGATCGAGGCGCTGACCAAGGGTGCCGTGCGCGCCGCCGACCTGGTGCGCGTGGCCCCAGCGCCGAAGCGCCGCCGCGCGGGGGGCGCGCCATGAGCCTGCGACTGTCGAGTGTGCAGATGGCGCAGCTGGGGCGGCTGTACCGCGCCGCGCAGACGGCGAC